GCCAACGGCTACACCGGCCAGCGCATTAGCACGCACGCGGTGGAGTGGCAAATTCAGCAGTACGGCAACTTGTCGGACGCTATCGGCTACACCTATCAGCAAGACGGCCACGCCTTCTACGTGCTGATCTTTCCGCAGGCCAACACCACATGGGTGTTCGACGTATCAACCGGCGCTTGGCATGAGCGCGCCGGTTGGAACAACGGATCGTTCACCCGGCACCGCAGCAACTGCCAGATGAATTTTGGCGATGAGATCGTTGTCGGGGATTTTGAGAACGGCAACATCTACGCTTTCGACCAAGACGTTTACGCGGACAACGGCAGTATTCAACGGTGGCTGCGTTCATGGCGGGCGCTGCCTACAGGGCAGAACACGCTCAAACGCACGGCGCACCACACGCTGCAACTCGACTGCGAGTCGGGTGTCGGGCTGAACATTGGCCAAGGCAGCGACCCGCAGGTTATGCTGCGTTGGAGCGATGACGGCGGCCATACCTGGTCAAACGAGCATTGGTCTTCAATGGGCCGCATCGGTGAGTATTACCACCGCGTGTTCTGGCGCCGTCTGGGCATGACGATGAAGCTGCGCGACCGCGTGTACGAGATCAGCGGTACGGACCCTGTGAAGATTGCCATCATGGGCGCTGAGTTGAACATCAGCGGCACCAACGCATGACCAGCCCGCCGAACATCACGAACATCACTCCGCCACGGGTGCCGCTGGTTGATGAGCGCACGGGCCTGATCTCGCGGGAGTGGTATCGGTTTCTGCTCAACCTGTTTTTTCTGACGGGTAGCGGCCAAAGCAACGCCACGTTGGAAGACTTACAGCACGCACCTAACAGCGATACGGCAGTCGCCACGGTGCAGGCCGAGGTTGCTGCGGCGCAGCAAGCCTCACAGACGCAGCCTGTAGTTACCGTTGACCAGTGGGCTGAGTTAACCAAGCAAGTTGAGGCGCTGGCGGCTGCACCTATCTACACGCCGCAGCTACGCAACCGCGCTTACGGAACGTTCTACGACACCACCACGCAAACGGCGGCGGCTATCAATACCGCTTACGCTTTAACGTTCAACTCGACAAGCTTGTCGAACAGCGTCTACATTGGCTCGCCCACGTCACGAGTGTATGTAGCGCAAGATGGCGTGTACGATTTGCAGTTCAGCGCCCAGTTGGACAACACCAGCGGCGGCAGCCACCTAATCTTTATTTGGCTGCGCATCAACGGCACAGACGTCGCCAACTCTGCCGGCCAAGTGCGGCTGAAGGGTACAGACGGCGAACTGGTAACGTCGTGGAACTACGTTGAGCAGTTGCGCGCTGGCGATTACGTTGAGTTGATGTGGTCCGTGGACAATACTTCCGTGCAGGTCTTGGCTCAAGCCGCTGCGGCGCCCGTGCCAGCGATCCCTAGCGTCATCCTGACCGTAACGGATAACTTCAGCGCATACCAAGACTAAGGATCAATCATGGCTGTGATCGCAACTCCCCCGAAACTGCAATTCTTTGATGCCAATGGCGCTCCGTTAGTCGGCGGCAAGTTGTACAGCTACGCCGCTGGGACAACTACTCCGCAGGCAACGTATACGGACGCGGGGGGTGTTACGCCCAACGCCAACCCAATCATTCTTGACTCGCGTGGCGAAGCATCGGTGTGGCTGGGCACGGCGCTGTACAAATTTAAGTTGACCACCTCGACCGACGTCGAAGTGTGGACGGTGGATAACGTCGGCGGTTTTGCCACGCTGGCCCAACTGGCAGCCTCGGGCGGTTCGGCGCTGGTGGGGTTTATTCAAACCGGCACCGGCGCGGTGGCAACAACGGTGCAGGCGAAGTTGCGCGAGACGGTGAGCGTTAAGGATTTTGGCGCCGTTGGCAACGGGGTGGCGGATGACACGGCAGCAATTCAAGCCGCAATCGACACCGGCAAGGACGTCATTTTTCCAGACGCCGCCTACAAAATCACCGCGCAACTAAGCGTTGGCTCTCAGCGTTTGATCGGCGGTGTTGGCAGCAAATCCATCAATCGACCTCAATCAATCATAACGATTGCGGGTAACCACCCTTGCTTTGTTAACAAATCCGGTGAAATCTCATTTGAGATCAACGGGTTTTATATTGATTACGGCGATGCGGTGCCTACAAACGCAGGCACTAGCAGTAACAAAATAGGCTTCTATTTCACAAACAACGTGCTTTGGCCCGCGTTTTCTCTGATTAAGAACTGCACTGTTCGTGGAGCGTGGGAAGGGTATTACGATAACACCGGAACGTACCAGTCCATTCTAGAGTTGGTGTTCACGCTGAAATGCCGCCGCGCTTTTTTCAAACAAAACGGCACGACCATCAAGTTCGATACCTGCATGGCGCAGGAGGGCAAGCAAGGCTTCTACATTGTTGACGTACTGTCTCCCACCCTTGTCAACGTCGCCGCAGATCAGCTTTCCGTTTCAACCACGGAAAACACAGGCAACTATTTCGAGGGCTGCAGAAGTCTTAGCATCAACGGATGGGACGCCGAATCAAACGCAATGGTGGGGGACACTGTTTCGTACATGCGCGTCCGTTCAAGCGCGGCGCACATCGCAGGGTTTGTCGGCTACCTAAACACTTTGAACTGTAATTCAGGGCAAGAGGTTTATCTGTTCAAAGTTGACGAAGGATCGACCGCTAATTTTTCCGGCTGTAGGCCCGCAAGAAACACAAGTGATCTGGCTTTCTTGGGTGCTGGTGGCGGCAGCCCTCACACCTTGCTGGCTTATGACACCGCCAAGGTCGCGTTGACAGGATGCAATTTTTCTGCGCCGACTGGCGGAACGCCGTCTGTCAGTTACGTCAGCAACGCACAGTTATCGTCTACTGTTCAGTACCTGCAATCAACGCTGACGGGTACGGCTGTCAATACATTTGACACTGGCTACGGCCCCACGGCATCAGGATCCTGGACGCCAAATCTTTCCGGGTTTACGATTGTTGGGTCGCCTACGGTCTCTGGCAAGTACGTTAGAGACAACAATGTGGTTCATTGCTGGGTGACGTTTGACTGTTCAGTTGGCAACACCGTGGCAAGCGTTGCGGGTACGTCCGTCATCAACAATTTCCCCGCATCACTGACGCCCGTTGTGCGCTCTACCTGCGCCGCCTCAAACGAAGCCGTTGCCAGTTTTGGCAACGGCGCGGTTACGTCAGTGGGGACTTACACTCCTGCGTGGACCGCATCGACGGTCGATGTGTATGTTTACTTTTCGTACTACATCGGCGCATAACGTAAAGGTATCGACATGACAGTCACCGTCAAAGTCTTGGTCCCGGCCAAGACCGCCGAGAACGCCCAGACCACGCAGTACACCGCCACGGGCGTGACCGCAATCATCGACAAGTTCACCGCAACGAACTACAGCGCCAGCGCTGCGACGATCAGCGTGAACTTGGTTACGCTGGCCGACACCGCAGGCAACCAGAACTTGATCGTCAAGACCAAATCGCTGCAGGCCGGCGAGACGTACACGTTCCCGGAACTGGTCGGCCAAGTGCTTGCGCCCAGCGGGTTCATCTCTACAATCGCCGGCACGGCAAGCGCCATCAACATCCGCGCTTCCGGGCGCGAGGTGACATCCTAAGGAGCGGCCATGTTTGAGTTTCTTATCCCCGCCGCCGCGTCGTTGCTCGGAGCCAAGATGTCGTCGAGTGCGGCCAAGTCGGCTGCAGCGACGTCGTCGCAATCTGCTGACAAGGCTACTGAGTTGCAGCAGCGCATGTATGAGGAGTCGGTTGCGCGGCAGCAGCCGTTCCTGCAGACCGGCACCGAGATGTTCAACCGGCTGGCTGCGTTGCAACGTGGCGGCCCCGAGGCGCAGAACTTCTTGCAGATGGACCCTGGTTACCAGTTTCGTCTGAGCGAAGGCATGAAGGCGATGGACCGCCAGGCTGCGGCCCGCGGTGGACTGATCTCGGGCGGCGCTTTGCGGGCCGCGCAGCGCTACGGCCAAGACCTCGGGTCGCAAGAGTACGGCGCGGCGTACAACCGTTTGGCCAGCCTTGCCAATGTCGGCCCGCAGGCGGCTGGCGTGATGAGCAACCTTGGCCAGAACTACGCCACCAACGTCGGCAACATCTACCAGCAGCAGGGCGCCACGGCGGCCAACGCTGCGCTGGCGCGTGGGTCGGCCTACGCGGGCGGCCTGAACCAGTTGGGCTATTTGGCCGGTCGGGATTACGGTCAGCCGCAGTTTCAAACTCCGGCGCCGGTTGAGGACCGTAGCTTCTATGGCACGCCTTACGATGCGGGCGTAGACGCGATGTACGGCCCTCGTCCGTAAGGAATCATCATGGCAGTCAACTTCGGACTTCTCCAACCGGCGCAGCCGGCGTCGGCGTTCTTCCAAGGCCAGCAGGATGTGCAGCGCGAGGCCGAGCAGAACATGCTGCG